GTTACTATAATGGCTCTGGTCAGGTGGAGCGATACTCAGCGGCCTTAGAGCGCGAGTACGATAAGGTCACAGCCTGATGGATAGAGAGGGTAGCGACGTAACCATTGTGTTCATAACGATTGCGGTTGTGCTTGCGATTTCTCTTCGAGTTTATGTTGTCGGTAGCCCTATAGACAGACCGCACAGCCCACCTGAAAGTTTCTACCTCCCAGGAGATGACGATGATTCCAGCAAAGCTTCAAAGCCGTAAGTTAGTTATGGCCCTTATCGGGCTGTTACTTCCCATTATTGCCGCATACGTTTCGGATGATGTTGAGATGGAAAAGGCCATCAGCATGAGCCTTGCCGCTATCGTGGCTTATCTCGTATCGCAGGGCTATGTTGACGGCAAGCGGGTAGAGGAGAAGGACGATGTCAACGCCAAGGAGTAGACGACTAGCTAAGGAGCGGAAAGCTGCTGAGCTTATCGAGTCTCACCACAGTGAGCTTGAGGCTCTTCTTATCGAGGTAACTAGCGACATCGGTGGGGAGCTTCTCGGGCTCTCTATGTTCCAGCGTGACTGTAGGCTTGCAGCCCAGATGGCGTACCAGTTAGATAAGGCCACCGATTGGAGCAGCCCCTTAATGGAGGCAGCTGATTGGTTCATCTACTACTTAGCTAGCCTAGCTGTTATAGGAATTGTCAGGGCTGTGGAGCGTTCGATGAAGCGTAAGAAGGATAAGCTTGGAAAGCTGCAACGCAGGTTAGAAGAGCGTGGTCCTAAGATGGCTAAGGCAGCCAGGCGTAGGATTGAACGGCGCATCGCCAGGATTGAGAGGGCGCTATGACTGTCGCTACGCAAGGGCTTGTTAACCCGGTAGGTGGGGAGCTGGTCACTCTGACTCAGGCGAGCCCTGGCGTGGGCGTCGCGCGTACCGCAGAGGTTGTCGCCCCCGGCGGCGGCGCCGGGTCAAAGACAGTCTACGCCATCCAGGTTGACAACACCCTTAACCCGGCCACCACCTACCTAAAATGTTGGACTTCATCACCAGCCGTGGGAGGGGACGCCCCCACGGTTATCCTTAAGGCATCTGCCTCAACCAAGGTTCAGTACAGCTTTGACGTTGGGTTCACGATGTCTGCCATTTACGCCGCAACACTAACGACAAACGGGACCGTCGGCACTACAGCGCCAGACGCCACCGTCACCGTTAAGTTCTTGTTGAGTTAGACCATGCCGACATACACAACATCCCCGCAGGACACCGACCTACAAACCTACATCTTTAAGGCGTCGAACATTGACGTTGCCGGTAAGGATAATCTCATCGGTTCGGCTAAGTCTGTTTACGCGATTCAGATCAGCAACGGCGGCGGGGCTTATTCCTATGTCAGTATGTGGGATGCCGATACGATTACAGCGGCGGCGGCAGATATATTGATCCCTGTGAACGCAGCCACGGACATGACTGTTTATATAGACAATGGGATCGTATTCTCTACGAACATCTGTATGAACGGCTCTGACGCAGTGACTGCTGGTGGCGCCCCAACCGACCTAGACATCACAGTCTTCGCAAAGTAGAAGCCCCGCCCAGCCGAAGGAGGTAGCTGAACGGGGCTTCATGGGCGCGAGTGCGAGTAGAAGCTACCCGCCCTCCGCGACTTCGTAAAGCGCAGACGGCTTGATGCTAAGAAACACATCTATGGGGATGACGACGCAGTCGTGGTCATAGAGCCTGAGAAGGCTGTGTATGCCTTCTATCCCGGAAGCCGCTAGCAGGGGCCAGAAGCCCCTCCAGTTGATTGCCACTAGCACCGGCCCGTTATTGCGCTTGAAGACCAGAAGAGGGGCCTTCCCGGCCGCCTCAGCCTGGGCCTTGGCCTGCTCCCAGAACCCCTCGAAGGGTCCGGTCACTGGAACCCTGAGCAACTGACCGTAATCAAAAGCCTCATGTGCTTTGCACTCAATGGCAAAAGGGAAGACGAAGGGGCCAACGATTTCAAATTCGCCAGCCCCGGTCTTTCCCTTCTGCCTATCGGTTGGGTTTCTGCTTACTACCCAGTCTTCTCCGAGCCACTCACGCAGTCGCTTTGCGATGGCTCGCTCGAAGTTGGCACCTTTGTTTCTGCTTTTCTTTCCGCCCATTACCAGAGTTTAACTCCCCACATTTCTCTGAACTTCGTCCGTGCCTTCGGCCTCGTCCTCCCTCTGACCCTGTTCTCTTGACCGCACTCGCATGTTTGAGCCCACATCGGAGGAGCCCATGTAGCCTTCAAATACTCTTGCTCTGGGAGATGGGAGTTCTCTCCTGTGTGGGTAACTGTCCACGCTCCGAAGTTGTGCCTGTGGTACGTCATACGGTCCCCGTTCTATTGTTGGTGCCTGCGTTGCCGATGCTATCGGTGTCATCACTTACCCGTCCCTGAGTTTAGTTGGCGCATGTAGTCCGGGTCTACCTGGGCTCTCTCTAGTTGAGAGATCGCAGCATCAACCCTCCCCCTTATCTCCTTGGTGAGACGCTGTGTCCTGAACAGGGTGAGCAGCTTCAGCGCAGACCCAATGCTTATCATCGTGGTCATGCCTCCTCCTTCTTTCCTGAGAGAGTCGCCCACCCCTTGAGGTTGGCAGTTTCTTTGCAGAAGGCGCACAGCCCCTTCCAGGGGCCTCGCGTGCGCTGCGCCAGGGTATAGCCCCAGGCATCGAAGGTTGCGCGGCACTTGCTGCATGGCTTCGGGTGCTCCATTGGGTTGTGGTCCGTCATACCTACCCCTTGTCCACGACAAGGCTAAACTCACGCTTCTTCGGCTTACGGTTCGTCACGCTGACTTCGCCGTCATCCCAGAAGGTCGCCATCTCTAAGTTGTGAGCCTCCATCCACTCCCATACCAGTTCAGCTAACGCAGCCGCTCCGTCCTCTCTAATGGACGTTGATGTAGCTGGGGGCGTGGTGTCCGTACCGAGTCCATTCTCGGGCGGCTCAGCGGCCTCTACTGTCTCATCGGGAAGCCAGTTAGCTGCCCTGGCCTTTCCTGATACTCCGTGGGGGCGCAGCGGGAGGCCATTTTCTATGCGCCATTCTCTGACAGCGGCGTGGAAGCGGTCTTTGCTAAAGCCTCGCCTCTTGTTGGCCCCATGCCAGTGACAAATCCTTGCGTACCTGTCGAGGTTGATGGATGGATCTGCGTCCACCAGGGCTCTCGCATAAGCTATCCCGGTAGTAAAATCTTCTGGGTCAAAGACCAAGAGTGCGTCGGTTAATGTAGCCATGATTTATCTCCTTCTTTAGTTGTTAAGGGTGCCGGTTTGACTTCCTTCAAACAGGAAGCCCGTTACCCACCCCCGGCAGGAATAACCACTGAGATGGATAAGATGTGCGACCTGGGTCGAACGTTCTAGCGGACCATCTCGGGGGATTTATTGGAGACCCGCTAGAAGCCCATTTGTTCTTCGCTTGTCTGGTGTTGGACGAGTTCTGCAGCAGATTGTGACTCTGCCTGAGTCCCAAGCTCCCTAACCTTTTCCATTAGCCCGAGCAGCTCATCCCTGCCCATCTTTGTAATGTCTTTCCGTCCAAATACCTGTGGGTAGATGCTGGGGAAGTCATCCCTTAGCTCCAACGCGTCGGAGATTGCGGATAACCTCTCATCCTTTGCTGGCTCCCCGTCGATAGGAGCGTCGATCACCGAGTTCCCCACTCTTCCTTCGTAGTAGGTGTCTTCGTTGGGGATTGCACTGACCGACATTGAAGTCTTCCTGCCCTCTTCGTCCTTAACTTCAACGAACAGTGGGAGTCTCTTAGACAGGCGATTGACTGCCGTCTTTCTTGCCATCTCCGAGTACCATTCTTTCCATGCTGAGCTGTTAGGCGAGGCTGAATTCGACCTAATCTTTTCTATATCGTGTCGCCACACAACCTCAATCATCGGCTGCTCCCATTCCTTGCAGGTAGCCACGGCGTAGGCGGCCCGGACTTCGCCAATCTCTTCGGGGTCATCTCTCTTCTCAACGTGGTGAAGGCCAAGGTAATAGCCGCTTTCGTTCGCGTATCTGGCAACCTCAAACTCGTCGCCTTGGTAGACAGCAAAGGTGTCAATGTTGATGCCCCTTCGCGCTGCCATCGTAATAACGCCGCCCCAGCCTCGGATGAACTTAGCTTCGTTTCGATAGGCAACTATATGCCCCTGGTTCCCCACTCCTGTGGGATCAAGTCCGAGTTGGCAGGCATGGTAAAGCGCAAGCAGGAAGCTTTCTGGCGTGCAGCTTCTCAGCCTTTTGTCTTTGTTCCACATGGATAGCGCCAGGGCGCACATCTTCTCTTCGCTGAGGTATCGAGTCGCTACCGTGGCGAACCTCGGCTTAGCCAGCTCGACTAGGTGGGCAATAGTTGGTGCCCTCGTTCCCCTGGATGGGGGGTTAATTTTCTGTACTGACATTACTTCTCCTTCTCAATGAGGATCTGCCTAGATCCTTCTTCAATGTGTTCGTCTATGTGCTCTCGAAGGTCGTCGGGAAGGCCCTCAAGCCAGTCCCCGAGCGAGCCCTTTACGTCAAATATATTTGCTAGCGGGAAGTCTGCATCCAACAGCTCCATAACCTTGCTCATTCCTGCTTCCTTCTCTCCTCTCTTCCATTTGCTGAACCGCTTAACCCCTGGCCCAAGGACAGTTCCACCAGGAACCTCCACGGTGCCAGTCCGGTCCTTCAGTCTTGTCGTTAGATCGGACCTAACCTTCTTCGTCAGCGCAGCTAGACGTTGGGAGTATTGATAAAGCTCAGCGTCTCCCTGCTTCTGATAGTCGGGCAGCTCAACCAAGCAGCTATCGGCGTAGGGGCAGCGACCGCAGTGCTCACCGGGCCTCTCTTCCTTAACGATGTCTTCGGGTTTAAGCTGGTCCTTCGCCCAGCACGCCGCCCAGATGGGGCGAGCAAGGTCAATCCACCCGTCCCTCGCCTTGGTGATTGAGCGTCCGGTCTTCCACCGAATGTTCCACCAGACAAACTCGGCCTCCTCTGCCTCTGGGTGCATCTCGCAAAGCGCAGCGCAGTAGGTGATTGCCTGGGTGTCCTTCTCCAAGGAAGCGTCAGAGGGGATACCCCACCCCGTCTTCCAGTCGTAGGCGGTTATTTTCTTCCCATCGTCAGAGACGAAGTAGGCATCCGGCTGGAACCTCCACACGGTGTCGTCGGCTGTAATGGGGCTCCAGTCTCCGCTATCCCGAACCATCCAAGACGGGGCTTTGCGCCACCCATCTTCGGCCGCCACTCCATTCTCTCTAAGCTCGGCGCAGTAAGACTGTTCAATGACGGCGCTCTCTGGAAGCTCAATCCCCATCTCATTAAAGTTGTCTAACAGCCCCCTTGCGGAGACAAGCTCCTCGATAGAGAGATGGACGGTGCTGATAGGGTGCTCGCTGCCAGAGAGATTGGCTGCGATTACGTTGTGGACGTATGAGCCCACATTGAACCCGTCCCAGGACCTACCGCTCTCACCAAGCCGCAGCTTGACTGACTGCTTAGGGCACATTGAATCGGACTGAACAAAACTCTTACTCCAAAGCATCTATGCCTCCATCTCTTCTGACGAGGCGTTTGCTATCGCCATCATTGGAGAGGCCCAAGGGCAGGCTGGGCAGCCAAGGTAAAAGCCTGTGCCTGTACCTCCGGTGAGCACCCTGTTCTCCACGGGGACTTCAATCTGCATAAGCTCCTTGCACCTACAGTTTGGGCACTCAATGTCTTCAACGGGAGCCACCCTCTTCTTGTCGTGGATGGGGGTTGCCTTTGGCACTCCAGTTGGTTTGCAGTCTTTGTTTAGACCGTGATCTCGTATGTTTTCTTTACTCATGTTTCTTCTCCTTCTAGTACCCATTGTCTGAATGACATAACGCAAGGCTCGCAAAGCAGGCCGCCCTCTATCCGGTTCTTCCTCCATATCTGCCCAATCGCTGCGTACCCTCCGGCGGTATCGCC